GGGTTATAATAAGATATATGAAATTCTATACCAGCGTTCTACCACATCATGGCAAACTTCTAGTTCGTGGTGTCAAACACGATGGCAAACCTTGTCATTATAGACTCAACTACGAACCTTCACTTTTCATTCCAGTTCAAAAAGAATCAAAATATAAAACACTTGATGGTCGTAATGTAGACAAAGTTTCATTTAAATCTATTTCTGAAACTAAGAAATGGATACAAGAATATCAAGGCGTTACTAACTTCGAATATTTCGGTAATACGAGATATCAATATCCATATATTGCAGATACATTTCCAGATAAGATTGATTGGGATATAAAACAGATTAAAATTCTAACAATCGATATTGAGTGTGAGAGTGAGAATGGTTTTCCTGATCCTAGTGTTGCGGCTCAACCTTTGATTTCTATTACAGTAAGAGATAACATAACAAAAAAGATTTTAGTCTTTGGTATGGGCAACTTCGTGAATGATCGACCAGATGTGATCTGGCGTCAATGTTCAACTGAAAGAGATATGGTTGAGAAGTTTACTAAGTTCTGGACTGCTCATAGACCAGATGTGATTACAGGTTGGAATGTTAAGTTCTTTGATATACCTTATCTAATGAATAGATTTAAAAATCTTATGGGTGAAGAATATATTCAACAATTTAGTCCTTGGGGTATTGTGCATGAGAGTACTGCTATAAGTTTAGGCTATGCAAGACAAGAAAAGTATTTTGATCTAGTCGGCATAGCAACTCTAGATTATCTTGACCTATATCGTAAACATACATTTATTAGACGAGAGAGTTATAAACTAGATTACATTGGTAAAGTAGAAGTGGGTGAAACTAAGAATGAAAATCCATATGACACTTTCAAAGAGTTTTATCAAAATGATTATCAACAATTTATTGAGTATAATATACAAGATGTAGAATTAGTTGACAGGTTAGAAGATAAGATGAAACTAATTGAATTACATTTGACAATGGCATATGAGGCAAAAGTTAATTATCAAGATTGTTTTGGTCAAGTTCGTATGTGGGATAGTATTATCTTTAATCATTTGAAAGACAAGAACATAGTTATACCTGCTCAACTTGATACTCGAAAGTCTGAAAGTTTTGAAGGTGCATATGTGAAAGATCCTGTTGTAGGTTTTCACAATTGGATTTGTAGTTTTGATTTAAATAGTTTATATCCACATTTGATTATGCAGTATAATATATCACCAGAAACTATGATTGGTTTTGATCCAAGCAAAGTAAATGTAGATGATATGTTAGTTGAGAAAATTGATTTATCTGATTTAGATAATCGAACTATAACTCCTAACGGTGCTCAATTTAGAACAGACAAACGAGGTTTTCTTCCAGAGTTGATGGATAAACTCTATCAAGAAAGAGTTATCTATAAGAATAAGATGTTGGCTGCAAAATCTTTGTATGAAGAAACTGGCGATGAAAGATTGAAGAATGATATTGCAAAGAATCATAATATTCAGTTGGCAAGAAAGATTGCATTGAATAGTGCTTATGGTGCTATTGGCAATCAGTATTTCAGATACTTTGATGTTCGCCATGCAGAAGGTATTACAAAGGCAGGTCAATTAACAATTCGATGGATTGAAAAAGATGTCAATAAGTTTCTAGACAATTTATTAAAAACAAAAGGCGTATCTTATGTTGTGGCGTCTGATACTGATTCAATCTATATTCGATTGGGTGAAGTTGTAAATAGAATTTTTAAAGATCAATCTGACACTAGAAAGATTGTGAAAGTTATGGATAAATTCTGTGAAGAAAAACTACAACCATTTATTGATTCTAGTTTTGCTAAACTAGCAAAGTATGTTAATGCCTACGATCAAAAAATGATTATGAAACGAGAAGTGATTGCTAACAAAGGTATATGGACTGCTAAGAAAAGATATATTCTAAATGTGTTTAATGAAGAAGGTGTTGATTTAAAAGAACCTAAGTTAAAGATTATGGGCATTGAAGCAGTTAAGAGTTCAACTCCTGCACCTTGTCGTGTTAAGATTAAAGAGGCATTGAAATTGATTATGAATAAAGATGAAACTGCATTGATTCAGTTCATTGATGACTTTAGAGTTCATTTCAAAAAGTTACGACCTGAAGAAATTGCTTATCCTCGTTCTTGTAATAATCTTAAAAAGTACACTTCATCTTCAGACATATATCAAAAGTCTTGTCCGATTCATGTGAGAGGTGCTTTATTGTACAATCATCAATTGAAGAAAAGAAAATTAGTTAAGTATGAGAGAGTTAATGAAGGCGATAAGATTAAGTTTATTACATTGAAAGAACCTAATTCTCTACATGAAAATGTGATATCTTTTATGACTGTACTACCTGAAGAATTTGATTTACACAAATACATTGATTATGATGAGCAGTTCAACAAATCGTTTCTTGAGCCGTTAAAGTTTATTCTAAAAGCAATCAACTGGAACTTTGAAAAGAGAGCAAGTCTAGAGGAGTTCTTTGGATGAGATTAGTAATCTGTAGAAATTGTAAGTGCCGACAAATAAAAGTAGGAGTATTCTGTATAAACTGCGGAAGAATGACAAATGGTCGATAAAACACTATATAAACATCTTTTAAACGCTGCTAATGAAGGTAAACTACCTATCTTAGACAATAAGTCGTTTGAAAGACTGAACGCTGAGTATGGTAAAGAAATCTTTAGGGAAACCCTTGCTGAATACATAGCAACAGAACGACCTGTGTTTCCTTTGAAAGAAATTTCGTATGATAATATGCGAGATAGTTTCGGTAAATTAAAGAAGTTTAATACTAATACAATTTGTATTCCACAAGAGCAAATTCAGAAAGAAGTCTATGAAAAATATGATGACTATGAATATCCATATTCACAATATGGTCTTGGTCTAATAAACGGTGCCAGTACATTTAATGATGTATCAAATTATTTTCATCAAGACTTGAGATTAGAATGTGGTAGTTATGGATTTAGAGCACCGAAAGAAGTGTGGGAGAATGGTACAGCAAAAGACATCTGGAAATGTTTTGGTCCTATGTGGCGTGGTATCAACGGCGTTCAGAAAGTTATGATCGAGGGTAAAGAAGAATTGATCGGTGGCCAGTTGAGTGAAAAGAGTTATATCTCAGCATTTAGATTAGGCACTTATATTGCAACACAATTTAAACCAGTAGTTGCAAAAGCAATCTATGATATTACAGATGCTAAAAGAGTACTTGATACAAGTTGTGGCTGGGGCGATAGACTTGCAGGTTTCTTTGCCAGTGATGCTGAAGAATACTATGGTTGTGATCCTAATCCAAACACTTATCAAAGATATCAAGAACAGATTTCTACTTACAATAAACTATTACCTAAACCTAAGAAAGTACATATATGGAATTGTGGTGCAGAAGATATACCTTATGATAAGTTACCACCAATAGATGTTGCATTTACAAGTCCACCTTACTTTTCTACAGAAGAATATAACAAAGGTGGTGAGTTAGAAGAAAATCAATCTTGGTTTAAGTTCAATGAGTATGAGAAATGGCGTGATGATTTCTATTTACCAGTTGCAGAAAAGAGTATGAAAGTATCTAGATTTATGTTCTGTAATATTATGGATCCTAAAATCAAAGGTACACGCTATCGCTCTAGTGATGAATTAGTAAATAGACTTAAAGATAAGTTCTTAGGTCAGATCGGTATGAGAATTATGCAACGCCCACAAGGTAAGGCAGTATTCAAAGACGAAGATGGTAACTTTAGTAAAGAGCAACTAGATGAACACATGAATAGAATGTTTATTGAAAACATATGGTGCTTTGGTGATAAAGATTTAGACTTGTTTAGATATTCTAGAAAAGCAACTTTAGATGAATTTTTCGCTTGACATTAGCGTATAAATAGTGTATAATAGTAATTTGAATTGAGGAATAATATGAGTGATTTTTTGAAAGATATAATAAAAGAAACAGGTAATGAATATGCAAGTCTAGTTTCAGATGGTTCAGCAGGTGATGTTGATTCATTCATAGACACAGGTTCATATATATTTAATGCATTACTCGGCGGTAGTATTCATCGAGGACTTCCATCAAATAAGATAACTGCTATTGCAGGTGAAAGTGCGACAGGTAAAACTTTCTTTGTTTTAGGTATGTGTAAAAACTTCTTAGATCAAAATCCAGATGGCGGAGTTATATTCTTTGAATCAGAATCAGCAATCTCAAAAGAAATTATTGAAGAACGAGATATTGACAGTACTAGAATGGTTGTAATGCCAGTCACTACTGTACAAGAATTCAGACATCAAGCACTAACTGTATTAGAAAAATATATAGAGCAAGGAAAGTCTGAAAGAAAACCATTATTACTTGTATTAGATTCTTTAGGTATGTTATCAACTACTAAAGAAATTGAAGATACAGCAGACGGAAAAGAAACTAAAGATATGACAAGGGCACAAATAGTTAAGGCTGCCTTTAGAGTACTCACACTAAAACTTGGGAAAGCAAAAGTTCCCCTTATAATAACTAACCATACTTATGATGTTATTGGTAGTATGTATCCTCAAAAAGAAATGGGTGGTGGATCAGGCTTGAAATATGCAGCAAGCTCCATTATATACCTTTCTAAAAGAAAAGAAAAAGATGGTACAGAAATTATTGGTAATATTATTCATTGTAAAAATTACAAATCTAGATTAACAAAAGAGAATAAAGTAGTAGATGTTAGGTTAACATATGACAAAGGTTTAGATCGATACTATGGTCTATTAGATTTAGCATTAAAATATAATATATTTAAACAAGTTTCCACAAGAATAGAATTACCTGATGGTACTAAGACCTTTGGCAAAACAATAAACAATGATCCAACAAAATATTTTACTAAAGAAATATTAGAACAGTTAGATAGTGTTTGTGGAAAAGAATTTAAATACGGAGATGTAATTGATACCCAAGATACCCAAGCTACACAAAACGACAAGTCCTAAACATCAAGATGATTATGTATTTGTAGAGAAATCTGGAGAGGACTTTACAGGCATTAAATTGATTAGTGGTCCTTTTGCGAGCATAGTTTACAAATATGGAAATGTAGGTTTCAGACCTGAAGATGAGCGAACACCAGAAGGTGCTTTGCCCATGGTTTTTGATTACACTATTATTGAAAATAAGATAGACGCTGATACAGATAGTCAGGAGTTTATTAACCATATTGGTGATATATTAGTCAT